GACTAACGGGGAGGCCCTACAGGAGATTGACCGTCTTGAGCAGCTAGAAACTCCCCGCAAATTAGCTGAAGCACTTCCTGATGACAGCGGTGGATCAGCAGAAGGTCGAGCATGGTTCAAAGCTAACCGTGCAAAAATTGCTGTAGAGAGGGCTAAGTTGAAATAACATGTTCGCTAATTAAATAAAATAACTGCACCCTCGCTCGGAGAACCAATTGAAAGGCAAAACCATGAATAAATTTATTGTATCTATGGTACTAATTATTTCTATGTGTGTAGCAAGCCAAAGTTTTGCTAATCCTAAAAAAAGTGGAATTGTTCCTGAACAAGAACACCTTGAAATGTTGTACCCTACTGTTCTTGTAAGGTTAGCCAATGGTTCTGGGTCTGGAACTGTTATCTATTCTGAACAAAACGAAGAGTTTGATTATGAGAGCTATGTTCTAACCAATTGGCATGTAGTTCAAAACTATGTAAAATTAAACAAAGTTTGGAACTCTGAGAAAAAAGAACATATAGAGACAGAGAATAGACGGCCTGTAAACATTGATTTATGGGAGTACAACAATTTTAGTATAGCGGTAGGAACTATCGGTAGGATTGCTAACATTGTAGCTTACGATAAAAGTAGGGATTTGGCTTTGCTACAGGTAGAAGATACGGAACGCCAGATGCCCCATGTAGCTAAACTATATCCAGAAGATAAAGATGATGGCCCTTGGATTTTTCAAAAAGTCTATGCTGTTGGTGCAGGGTTAGGTAAGCCCCCTTTTCCAACTATGGGATTACTATCTGGTTATGGAAAAGATATACATGGTAATGACCTGTATTTAGCAAGTGCACCTATAATTTTCGGAAACTCAGGAGGTGCTTTGTATGTATATAGCCCTCGTAGAGAATATGAACTTATAGGGGTTCCGAGTATGGTATCTGCTTATGGTTGGGGAAATGTAGTTACACATATGGCTTGGTCTAGGCCAATATCGGAAATTCGTATTTTTCTAAGGGAGACTGGTTATGGCGTAAAAATCTTAGGGGATGAGCCAGAACAAGAAGAGGAAGAAGAAGCTAAAGACTAAAAAGCACTTGGAGAATATGCTAAGGAAAACACATTATGTCTGAACAAGAAGTAAATACACAAACTTATATTACTGTGTTGATGGAACAAAGAAATGAAGCACTTAATAAACTTGCTAGTTATATGGCTGTAACTAAAGAACTTGAAAAAAAAGTAAAGGAAATTCAAAGTTCTGATGAAGCTAATGATAAACAGGACGTAGAATAAAGGAATAACTAATATGGTAGGGTATAATCAAAACATGCTAGAGCAAAAAGCAAGGGAACATGGTTTTCAAGGAGATATGAAAGACTTTCCTAAATACCTAGAACAAAATCAAAATGTAGCACGACAGTATTTTGCCCAGCAGAACTCGGACATGTATCAACAGGAGAATATACCACAATTTCAAACTGGTGGTGTAGTTCCACAAATGATTGGCTGGGAAAATCCAATTCCAGCGCCTCCACAATATCTAGGAGATACGCCGCCGCCGCCGCCGGATTGGGCACCCGACCCAAATCTTCCCGGATATAAACAAATGGGGAAATGGATAGAAGAAAACTGGGAAAGAAATCCCGCATATGACGAGTGGGCAAGTATGCCTCGCCCAATGGCACAACCAGTAACAGGTCAACCAACTCCAACAGTAGGTGCACCAACAGTAGGTGATACTCCTACAGTTCCTAATATAGGTGAAATTAGTGCACAAAGACTTTTAACTCCTGCGCTTCCTTATGGTACACAATTTCAAGCTGCTTTAACTCCCTTTGAACAAGCACAAAATATTGGTGCAACTACAGGACAGGTAACTGCAGATTTAACCATTGATCAAGCTGCTCAAGTTCCTATAGGACAAACTGCAGTACCTACACCTACAGAAGCTGCTGAAGTAGCGGCAGCAGCAGCTTCACCTGCTGTACAACAAGCTGCTATACAGGCAGCACAAATAGGTGCTCCTACACAAACCGTAGAAGCTGCTCAACAGGCACAAACACAAGTAGCTAATTTACAAGCTGCTCAACAAGCACAGGCTGCTCAAATTCAAGCTCCTGCTGACAGAGCACTACAAGCTACAGAACAAATTTCTGGTCCTGCACAACAGGCTGTTGAAGCAGCCGCTTTTGTAGAACCTGCTTTAGTAGCTTCTCAAGCTAATCCAAGTACAGCAGCTACTGTACAGGGACAACTTGCAATATTGTCTGAACAATTTGTACAAGGAGAAGTACCATTTTGGGCTGCTGGTGCAGTACGTGCAGCTACACAGAAACTTGAAGCAAGAGGTTTAGGTGCAAGTAGCATGACAGCACAAGCAATTGTTCAAGCTTCTCTTGAAGCTGCTCTTCCTATAGCACAAGCAGACGCAAGAACTGTAGCTGCTTTTGAAGCACAGAATTTAACAAACAGACAACAGACAGCAATGTTGACAGGTCAATATAGAGCGCAGTTTTTAAATCAAGAATTTGACCAAGCCTTTCAAACTCGTGTAAGAAATGCAGCTACTGTATCGGATATTGCAAATAGAAACTTTACTGCAGAGCAACAGATTGCTTTGGAAAATTCAAAGCTAACACAGACAGTAGATTTAACAAATTTAAGTAATCAACAAGCTCTTGTAATGGCAAATGCAGGGGCATTGGCTAATTTAGACATTTCTAATTTGAACAATAGACAACAAGCTGCTGTACAAAATGCACAAAGCTTCTTACAACTGGATGTAGGAAATTTAAATAATAATCAACAGGCTGCAGTAGTGAATGGACAGCAGCAAGCACAAAGTTTGTTGACAGATGCAGCAGCAGAAAATGCAGCTAGACAATTTAATGCTACAAGTCAACAACAAACAGATCAATTTTTTGCAAACCTTATTGCCGGTATAGGGCAACAAAATACTGCACAAGCTAATGCAATGAACCAGTTTAACACTGGTGAAGTAAATGCTTTACAAAGGTTTAACTCAGAGCTTTCCAATCAACGGGATCAATTTAATGCTCGTAATCAATTAGCTATTGAGCAGAGTAATGCGGTGTGGCGTAGAGAGATTGCAACTGCAGATACAGCAGCTACAAATTTTCAGAATCAGTTTAACGCGCAGAATTTACTTGAGCTTAGTAACGAAGCATATGATAATCTTTGGCAAGAATACAGAGATTTTCTTGAGTTCGCCTTTACTGCTGGAGAAAATGAATTAGACAGAGTTGCAGGGTTACAGCTTGCTCAACTTAATATTGGTTCAGATAAAGAATTAGCAGAATTTGCGGCAGATAGAGAGAAATCTCAAAGTACAGGAAATTTTCTTGCGGCTATCGCTACTCCATTTATTCAATCCGGTATATCTGCTTTAGCCAAATCTATATTTTAACTAAAGTTATACTTACATAGGAGATAATAATGCCACCATATAATTGGTCAGGACACACAGCAACAGCTAAAAGCAATTCTACTTATTTTGATGACCTTGATGCACGGTTATCAAGCCCAACTTCTGATGAAGCAAATGCAATTACTAAGTATATCAGCGGAGAATCTGATATGCCAAGTCTTGTAGATAGCTTGAGTAAAAATAAAAATTTAAGTCTTCACGCCATAGATAAGGGATTGGAAAGTGCTGGAGTTTCACCAAAATCTAGAGAGTCAATAATGGGTGCGTTAGCTAAAACAAGAAGCAGAACTGCTACAAGGCCAAGCGGAAAAGCGCCCCTTACAAAATCTCAAAGCATAATGGAAGGCTTAATGGAAAGACGTACTAAATACACAGGAAAACCACAGGCTCCGGGAGATGCACATATGGCTGTAACTGCAGCCATTCAAAGAAACTTACAAAAAATTTATAAAACGCCAATAAATACAGAAGGAGTAGCTTAAATGCCAGACTTTGAAACTTCCCAGTTTAGTGCACCTATTCCGGGACAATCCTTAACTACAGAACCACGAGGCAGACCTTGGGAAACTCCTGCTAAATACAGTGATCCAGAGGATGCACTTGAATATTATGTAGCTAAACTAGGAGATTCAGATAGAACAGCGCACATGCTTGAAATATTAGAATCTGGTTTACCTGTTGCAAATTTGGTAGATAGTATAACTCTTACTGGAGTTATGCAAGGATTACACAGCATTGATACAGCTATTATTATATCTACATCACTATTTGATTTAATTGATGCTGTAGCTGATAATGCTGGAATTGAATATAAAAAAGGATTAATTCCAAACAACAATGGTGCGCCAGATAGTTTTATGATTGAACGTGCTTTTAATGAACCTGAAGCAGAACAAGTTAGAGAAACTTTTAATGAAGAAGAATTAGATCAATTAACAAAATCAATTAATAGGACATCTAATGGTCTTATGTCTAAAGAAATAGAAGAAGAGGGAATATAACATGGGCATAATGTG